GAGCGTGTCACACGTCTTGGTCACAAGGAGTTCGCTGACTCCAACGGCAACAAGGTAAGCGGAGTCCGTGTCGCCCTCCGCATGTGGCGCAACATGCTGAACCCGAAGTTCCTCGGCACGGTCGGCAAGTACTCCATCGAGCTCGCCGCCCACAAGGAGACGAAGAACGACACCCAGTACCGCAAGTATCTCAGTGAGATGCACAGGCTGGGCATCATCGGCGGAGTCCAGCAGCAGATGGTCGCCACTGGCGGTTCACGCCGCGCGCTCTTCGGTATGAACGCTACTGAGCGCATCAACCGTGAGATTGAGCGTGCCAACGCCGAGCGTGAAGCACAGATTGCCGAAGACGCCAAGACCTTTGTCTCCAAGCTGTTCAAGCTCTTCGGGCAGTTCGCCCATGGCGTAGCCCGCACCCGCATCGGCAAGTTCCTCCATGCTGTGCACAACGGCGCCATTGGCTGGTCGAACATGTTCTACAACGTGCCGCTCGCCGCGCAGTATATCGCCATGCGCGAGTGCGGACTCAGCGAGCGTGCCGCCGCCGCGGACACCGCCAAGGCGATGGACTTCACCAACCGTGGCTACTACCACAAGGTAGGGGGCAAGTTCATATCGTTCCTGACCTCCATCACGCATGGTACTGCCAACATGCTGGACTCCTACGGCATTAACCGCAACTCCATCTCCAGCAACCCGTATGCCACGCATGTAACCGGGTACGCGCGCCGCATGAACATGCAGTCCTACGCGTTCAAGGCAGCCCGCCTCTCCGCCTACATCGGGCTTGTGCAGGTGCTGATGTATGCGGTCGGCGCATGCCTGCGCCCTGACGAGCCGGACAAGCGCAAGGCAGGACAGCAGCTCATCGACAACATGCCGCTCTCCAGCATGACTTTCCTGCCTGCTCCCATACTCCAGTGGCTTGGAGTCAGCGACCCTGACGGGTTCGTGATCAAGCTGACCGGAGGCTTCGGCGAGGACAGGCTGGCGCTCAACCTCGCATGGGGGTTCGACAGGTACAGCCGCCACAAGGCTACCATGTCCGAGGTTGTCGGCTCATACATTGTCAACTTCACCAGCAACGCGACTCCGTTCAACATGCCTGCGTTCAGTCCGCTGAAGAACCCCGCACGGTTCGCCGCCTACACTGCCGGACATGCCATCCCGCTTGTCTCATGGTGTACTGACGCGGCGCTCAACATCACCTACACCGGAAGGACTCTTGACGGCGAGTTCGGTCCCGCTATGGGACAGCGTGCCTACGAGGAGCGCAACGCCTATGTGGATATCGCCTATAAGGATCTGTCCAAGACTCTGTACGACACTCTTGGCATGAACATCTCCCCGTCGGTGCTGAAGTCCATGTACGAGGGTATCGGCTATGGACCTGTCGTTCAGGGCATCATGCAGTTCGTGCTCCATATCAACGACGAAGTGCCCCGTTCAGAGCTTGACCCGAACTGGACTTCAGCGAACCTGAATGTTATCCAAAAGTTCATGGGCGCCGCCTCGCTCGGCAACAAGATGCCGGAGAAGGCTTACGTATTCAACAAGACCATGCGCGACTACTACGAGGGCCAGTTCGAAGCCGCCGGAGTCAGCGCACTGCTAAAGGCTGAGGGCTCAGGCACGAAGTCCGCCGCCATCCAGCAGACCATGCGCATGATGGGCTACACACCTGCCGAGATTGCGGACAGAGTCAACCTGAACGAGCTTGACAACAAGCTGAAGGACATACTCAAGCAGGAGAACAACCTTATCGAGCTGAGGCGCTACGACGGCATCTCGGTTGACCAGTTCAAGAGAAGAATGAATGCTCTTATCAGGACTGCCAACAAGATGGAGACCGACTTCATGAAGAGCTCGTACTACTACCGCGGAGTCTATGGCAAGCGTGCAGGAATACCGGACAAGTACCGCGCAAGGCTGGAGAGGGAGAACAGGCTCAGGGCCATCGAGCGTGCCAACAAGGAGTTAGATAAATGATAGTGAGGATATGCAGAGGACAGCCGGAGCTGGCTGTCCGGGTGGTTGCCCCCGGCTGTGACGGCGGGCAGCTCGTGGACTGGGAGGACATCGAGCTGTGCATACTGGCTCCCAAGTGCACATGCGAGGGGCCGTTCAGCAAGCTGTACTTCCACGGCTGCGGCTGGTGGGGGCATGACACCGACCGCTGGAACGAGCAGCAGGTGCCGCCGGAGGAGATGCCGGTGCTGGTCTACCCGGCGTTCGACACTGATGACGACGGCAACATCGTGTTCAAGTTTGACTCCAAACTGTGGCAGAGGGCAGGGCGCTATGTCGGGCTCATCAGGTTCAAGGACGGCACCGAGATAACGAGACTGGACCTCGACATCTGCACCACGCAGTTCCTCGCCGACAAGGTTACAGTCAAGTCTTACTCTTGCCATAAGGAGGCATCATGATCTTAAAACCTATATCACTGGCACTGGCAGACGTGCTCAACAAGGACTCAGTCTACCTGCCGCTCACTGCTCAGCACAAAGCCAAGCTGCTGGAGCATGTGCCCGCCGGAGAGGAGACTATCCTCACCATCACTGACTCAGTAAACACCGAGTACGTGCGTGTCAAGAACCAGCAGGGGCAGATTACGCTGGAGCGGGGCGTGGAGTCCGAGGCACATAAGTTCCCCAAGGGGTCGTGCGTTTACTTCGAGGTGTCCGTACCCGTAGTGGAGTGGCTCATCTGCAACTACGAGTGCTGCAAGGGCGACTGCCCCGTTGAGCCTCCCCGTGCCGGAGGGTTCACACTGCCGGAGGGCAAAGCCGGACAGCATTACATGGGAGTGTTCGTCTTCAAGGGCGACGAGCCGATGAACATCGGCGTGCTCGGACTCCCCGACTGGGCGAAAGCCAAGCAGTACGGAGTCTCGCTGGTCATTAGCGGAGACCCCACTGCGGCAGGGGAGTTCACTGTGTCAGCCGCCGCCACAAACACTACGGCTGAAGTCTGCATCCAGCAGGGAACTATAAAAATAGTTTGACTCAGTGATAGTATATATGATAGAATAGACTCAAGGCTGTAAGTCGCTGGTGCTTTGCGGTAAAACCAGCGCGTGCTTCTCCCCTCACGTCTTGTGTCAAACTCTTCGTGAGGGTTCTATGCCGGTATCCCGCAGTCTCAGGGCAACTTGGTGACTCATTGCCCACGCAGGTGCAACTCCTGCTTGTTTACCGGCACCTTTGTTATGATCCGGGAGCCCATTGGCTTGCCTGCGGTGCGCAGACAGGGGCGCAACTCCTCACCGGGTCGTCTTTTGTTATGGTCGGGTGGCCGAGTGGTTTAAGGTGGAGCTTCTGAAGCTCAGGCATGCGTGCCTCACAGGTTCGAATCCTGTCCCGACCGTGTTAGTAGGTAACGCACTACCGAAGTGTCAGGGTAGCGCTCCCCTCAGAGATTGATCCCTCTGGAAATCGACGTAACCTGACACGCACTTTTCGCTGGGTGGGCGAGTGGCTGATTCCGCCGGACGTGATCAAGTGGGCACGGACCCTACGGTTCGGAGAGCTTTTAAGCTCCACACAGGTTCGAATCCTGTCCCAGCGACCTTTTAGGAGTTTAGTTCAGTGAGGAGAACAGCAGACTCCAAATCTGCAAACGGTGGTTTGATTCCATCAACTCCTGCCATTATAGGGGCTTCGCCAAGTGGCTAAGGCAGCAGACTCTGACTCTGCTTACCGGTGGTTCGAATCCATCAGCCCCTGCCATGTCAGGCTCTTATACTCCAGTACTCCCCGACTCAAGACCCCTGTGGTTGGACTCAACCTCTATATCAGTGGCACGTGCCGCCCAGCGGATAACGCACTGGAGGATACGGTCTCCCCGCTTGAATGAGCAGGGTTTATCGCAGTCCAGCGTAACAGCCCACTCACCCTCGAAGTCATAGTCAATCAGCCCGATGGTGTTCAGCAGGCGGACTCCGTACTTGCGCCCCACGCCTGAGCGCGGGAGAAGCTCGGCTGAATAGCCGTCGTCCATGTCAGCGCCGAAGCCCAGCCCGAACGTAACAGGCTTGCGCGGAGTCAGCGTGAGGTCATGCTGGAGGAAAATATCGAACGCCGCCGCACCCTCGGTCTTATAGACCGGCGGGATAAAGTTTGCCGTCATCGGCTTAATGCGCATTCTCATTCTTCATCGTCCCCTATATTCTTAATAAGATCCTTAATGTACGGCATGTCGTTGCGGCATACTCCCACGCGCCTGTCGACTACAGGCAGATAGTACGTGTTCCTGTTGCTGAACAGCTTACGCCAGTGCTTAAGCTCCTCCAGCCACTCGACCAGCTGGAGCTGCTCCTTGCCGTCATCAGTACAGCCCAGCTTCTCAGCCTTATCACGGGCGCGCCTAATCGCCCGGTTTAGTGTCATCCCCTTTGACATCGCAAACCTCTACTAGTGTTCTGTACCTGATGGCGAGCTGGTCGCACTCTGCTCCGGCATGGACTCGGCGACGCCCAGCTTCTTCTTCTCCTCGGCAATGAGCCTGTCGAGGTAGTACCGCGCCTTACGGAGGTCAGCGACGGCGGTCCCTTTCCAGCGCCAGCGGAAAAGATATTTGAGGCAGGTTCCGGTCAGGAAGCCCTCATAGCCCGTGAGGCCTGTGCAGGCGGACTCGATGGCGTCGATAGCCTCGACGTTGCCACGGTTGTAGTAGTCTCTCTTTTCGATAATCATAGCACCATCTCCTTAGCGCTGGGTTCCTGCTGACTCATACGCCCTCACTAATGTTCTGTACCTGATGGCGAGCTGGTCGCACTCTGCTCCGACAGCCACAGACTCCGCAATCTTTTTGCGTAGATCGGCTGGGGTGTAGCAGACAAGACCGGACTCAGCTTTGGCTTTTGCGGGCACTGCGGGACACTTACGGGTGTCGCGCAGGCTGTCAAGCCTGATATTGTCAGCATCAGTATAAGCATCAATAGTTTTCTTGTACAGGTCAATCTGCGCAAGATAGTTCTGAATAAGCCCATTCTGTCTCTCCTCTGACTGGCGCTCCAGCTGGCGTATCACCTCTGACGAGCGCAGGCGCTCCGCCATATACTTCTGCTGGAGTCCATTATAGCCCCGGTAGTAGCCATAAAAGTACGACACCAGCGCCAGCACGATATCGAAAATAATTATATTCCGAATCATTTGCTGTCCCACCGTATTTTAATCTCGCCGTTCTTGCGCTCAACCGTCAGGTAGTATCCGGTCTTGTCAAACAGATCAACAATGCCGAACGGGTCGAGCTTCTCATCAGGTGCAAGAAAGCCCCGATCCTGAAAATAATGAGTCAGCATCGAGGCTATGTCATAGATGTCGATAGTGATTTTAGCATCAGAGCGGCGGCGCCCGCCGCCGCTGGAGGTCATAAACTCTTCGTAGGTCATCACTCACCGAATATACCTACCCATGAGTGGAAGCCGAAGTTGCGCTCATCCTCATCGGACACAATCTCATCGGGGTTAACCTTGTCGCCGAGCTCATGCTTGGGCTTGTTGTCCATCGCCTTGCCACAGACACAGTGGGGTTCATGCGTAACCCCTTCGGTAACAGCAATGCCGATGCGCTGGACGAGGCACGTGTTGTAGTCCTTCATGGACTCCAGCTGGTCACGGAGAATATCCATGTAGTCGTCGTTCAGCTCCTTGCTCGTACCCATGTTGTCATGGTTATCGATGAACTGCTCCAGCTTGCCAATACGTACAGCAAGCTCCCTCTGCTCCTCGCGGAGTCTTTTATAAACTTCATATGGAAACATATCTAGTCCCCTACATTGATAAGTAAAACAATCCCCATCACCATGAATATTACCATAATCACGGCGAGGTCTACAAATCCTGACTGTAAAAACATGGCACGCTCCGCATTTCTCCTCCGCTGGAGTCCGGCAACTACCTTACCATTGGCACGGCACCACTTGGGAAACTCCTCAGCGGCGCCCAGCTTATCCCCTGCCTTCAGCTTCCTGCGCAGGGTAGACCCCATGTACGCGCTGACTCCTAAATTAAAGCAGAACGAGACCAGCGCGTCGAACTGGTGCTGGCTGACGTTCGGGACGTCGGCGGTCAGCTGTTTCTCAATCGGGGCAACGTCATTGCTGAGCAGACGGTCAGCCTCAGCCTGCGTTATCTTCTGCCCCTTCTGCACCTTGCCGGTGTGCCCGTATCCAATAGTATAGAGTCCGGGGCGGTCGGCAGCACCATGATATGCCTCCAGCCTGCACCCCTCGAACGACTTGATGAAGTCAAGCCCCTGCTTACTTATTCGCATTATTAACCTCCCACACTATCCCGGCGAGCGCAAAGACAACGCATGGCAAAGCAACGCCATTGCCCCACATCTTGTACTTCACGGCGTCATTCGGCTCAGTCTGTAACCATTTACGTACCTGTGCCGGAGTCTTGTGTTTCTTTCTGTTAATATCACACCACTCAGCAAAGATGCCCTGCCACTTTCTGACCTCGGCGTCTGACGGCTCGGAGTCTGTCAGGTTATCTGTCCACCAGTCGGGGAAACCCTGGAGCCGGGCGCACTCAAGTGGCGTAATCATGCGCACGCGCCAGTCGGCGTTGACGACAGGCGGACACTTGTAGTCCGTGGCGACAAGCGCGTCCGCCTGGTCAGGCGTGGCATGGGCAAAATGATATGACTTGCTCATGCAGTAGAGATTATCAGCTGAAGTAGGTACGCAGACAGCATGGCGGTCAGCGGTGTTCAGTGTAAATGAAACATCTTCATCAATGCCTGATCCACGGGGGCCGTTTTTTTCTGCCCTGTTAATCATCGACCCCTGTAAGCATACAAGCGGAGCGTTAAGCCCCCCGGTGCCCAGCCGAGCGTTACGCGATGGCGAGAGTTTAAGCGGGCCGTTATACCTGCTGTCCTGCGAGTGGTTATCGAAAAGCACCAGCATGCCGCCCTGATTGCAGGCGGGCGAGCCGCCGTTGATATCAAGAGTCCTCGCTGTATCCGCCCGGTAAATACCACTGTACGGGTTGGAGGACCTCATACTGTTAGACTCATACGAGCAAAGGCCGTAGACAATCGGCAGGTGCTGATGTGTCTCAGCTCTCAGAGTCGGCGACAGGTTATCCTCGATGCTGATTGACGCCCCGCCCTGACCATTCAGGACTTCTTTTCCCCAGCCTGTCTCTCCAGCGCCGTTTTGAGCGGTTCGGGCAAAATCTTGCCACGCACTCTGCATCTTCTCAGAATGCCCTGACACGCCCTCGGACTCAAATAATATTTTTCCGGCGCTGTCCCCGTCAAAATCTGCGACAAGGTAGATGCGCTTGCGTCTTTGGGGGACTCCCCAGTACTGAGCATCGAGGATTCTCCAGGCGATGGAATACCCGTTTCCCATGACGCGCCCAGCAGACTGCCATTTTCCTTTCGGAGGTCGAGGCACATCAACGGCATCATCTTTGACCCGGCACAGCTCTTCAAGGACTCTGCGGAAGTCCTCTCCACCTGCTGAACTGAGCGCTCCCCGCACGTTTTCCCACACTGCGTATCTTGGCTTTCCATACTTAGCCCTCATCTCCTTAATAATCCTGACCGCCTGAAAGAACAGGCCGGAGCGTGCCCCGTCAAGCCCTGCCCTCTTACCGGCAACACTCATATCCTGACACGGCGAGCCGAAAGTAATTACATCGACAGGCTCCAAATCGCCACCATTCAGCTTCGACACATCGCCGTAATGCTTCACAAACGGCAGGCGCTTCTCCGTAACACGAATCGGAAACGGCTCAATCTCCGATGACCACACCGGAGTCATTCCTGCAATGATGCCGCCCAAGGGGAAACCGCCCGAGCCGTCAAACAAACTACCCAGCTTCATGATCATATCCCCTTACACTGCGCGTGTACGTAAGTCCGGCTTTGGACTTGCGCCGCGTAACCCTGAATGTAACCGGTATTGTGATGGACTCCGGCGGGATAGCGCCGCGCTCGTAGTCCCTGTAGATAACGCGCTTGAGGTCAGGTATGGACTTGACTCTGT